TTAAAAGATAGAAGTCGCGCGAAGTTTGAAGAGACTTACTCTGATCTTGCTGTTGACAATGCTCCTGCAAAGCAGGGAGCACCGAACATTGATGATTTACTGAACAAGTACAAATAATCATGGCAACACTTGAGCAACTTAGCGCGGCATTGATTAAAGCTGATGCTGCTGGCAATGCAGATGACGCAAAAGTATTTGCCGATGAAATAAGACGGTTAAGAGCATCGCAATCACAACCTAAAGCTGAGCCAGTTTCTGAAGGAATGCCGGCAACAAGGCGGTTTGATTTCGCCACTGCAACTCCGGAAGAAAAGAAACAAATTGTCCGGCAATCTCTTGCTGGAGGTAATCCTGTTGTAAACGTCGTTGGCGGGGGGTTGCGCGGAGCGGGCTCAATTGGCGCAACATTGATGAGGCCATTTGAATCTGCCGCAGAAAATGAACAAAGACGTTTAGCAATGACTTCTGCTCTTCAAGAGCTTGGGGCAAATCCTGAATCTTTTGGATTTAAAGCAGGGAAGCTTGGCGGCGAGATTGCAGGCACTGCGGGACTTGGAGGCGCAGCGGCAAATGCATTGCGAGCAGTGCCTGGCGCCACAACTGTGGCCCCTAATTTTATTAACGCGCTCAGAACTGGCGGTTTTGGAGCAGGAAAGATTGCTCCATCTGTTGCGGCAGGCGCGGTTGTTGGCGGCGGAACAAGTGGGTTAATTAACCCAGAGGAAGCCGGACTTGGAGCCGCCATTGGCGGCGGATTGCCGCTAGTTGGCAAAGGAGTGCCCGCCCTTGCAGGAGCAGTTACTCCAAATGTTGTCAAAGAAGCATTTGCGGCAGGCAAACAAAACGCAACTGCTTTTATTGACAACCTGCGCAAGAATGTACCCACGGATGATGTTCTTGAAACATTGAAAAATGGCATTTCGCAAATGCGAGACGATGCATCTGCGGCATATGTCACATCAAAAACTGGATGGGCAGCCGATACCACTCCATTGAATTATGCGAAAGTTGATGCAGCAATCAATAAAATTGATAGCTCAATAACCCATGCGGGCAAATCAATGATTGGTGCAGACGAGCAAAAAATTGTCTCAGAAGCAAAGAATGTTATCCAGCAATGGAAAACGGATCATCCTGTGCCAACAGCGATTGATCTAGATGCATTGAAAAGGCGATTGGATAGCATCTACCCAGAAAGCTCAAAGCAAACGCAAGCAAAAAGAGCGCTTTCAGAGTTCGGATCTTCTGTAAAACAAACCATTACCGACAGCGTACCTGGGTACAAAGATGCTATGAAGGCATATGAAACTCAGACGAAATTGGTCAGAGAAATAGCCGATGCTCTTGGCGGCGGGGACAAAATCAAGAAGGAAACCGCACTTAATAAGATCATGCAAGCACTGAAAGAGACACCATCTGGTGACTATAAGCAAGCATTGATCGGACAACTTGAGGCTCAGACCGGACAGCAACTTAGGCCCGCAATTGCTGGGCAATTGATGTCTGATGTTATTCCTCGGTCTCTTTCTGGTCGAGGCGCACTTGGTCTTGGCGGCGCAGCCTCGCTGGTAAATCCTGCGGTATTAGCCGCCCTTCCGTTAACATCACCTAGGTTGGTTGGTGAAGCTGCTTATGGTGCAGGTAGAGCAGCAAGTGTTTTGCCAAGAATTTCACAACGCTTCCCAGTTGGAACCAATGCTCTTGCAGGATTGTTCAGAACATCTACGCCTATTCAACAATTGATCGTTAACTCCCTCAGTCAAAATCAATAAGCGACTCTACCAATGGAAACCCAATTCATCTTCAACATTGCAGTCAGCGTAGCAGGCTTCTTCGGTGGCTGGATCTTGAGTCACATCTACCGGGCTATTGAGAGATTAGACACCGACATTAGGAACATGCCCTCCAGGTACGTTCGGCGCGATGATTACAGGGATGATATGGGCGAGATCAAAGTTTTGTTGGGCAAGATTAGCGACAAGTTGGATCACAAGGTAGATAAACCATAATGCTCACACTCATCAGCACCATTTGTTCCTTCTTGGCTGGCGGCTTGCCTAAGTTCTTGGAGTTCCTCCAAGATCGAGGTGACAAGCGGCATGAACTTGAGCTGGCAAGGATGCAGGTGGAGCGTGAGTTGCAGTTGCGCAAGCTCGGGTTTGATGCTGAGGCAAAGCTGGAAGAGATCCGTAACGTCCAGCTTGAGATGGAGGCGGTCAATCAGCAGATCCAGTCTCGGATTGGCGCCCAGGTTGAGGAAACTAAATCCATTTACGTCCACGATGCTGCCATCCAAGACGGCACCAGCACATGGGTCAGGAACCTGCGGGCCAGTGTCCGGCCAGTCATTACTTACGGCTTTTTTCTGCTGCTTGTCCTGATTGACATTGGGTTATTCGTGCATGGAGTCAGGATGGGCGCATCTTTTGATGCTTTGGCCGTTCAGTTATGGGATGAAGGCACCCAGGCGCTGTTTGCTTCCATCATAGCGTTCCATTTTGGTGGTCGAGCCTTCGGGAAATGAAGACCTCCAAGGCAGGGATTGACCTCATTAAGCACTTTGAAGGTGTCCGGCTCAAACCTTACAAGTGCCCTGCCCTGCTCTGGACGATCGGCGTGGGTCATGTGCTGTACCCAGATCAACACTATCTTTCAATGGATGGCCGACGGAACTTTCCGCTGAGGCCAGAACATAAACGAAGTTTCACCGAGACTGAAGTCAATGAACTTTTACGAAACGACCTTTATCGTTTTGAATCGGGCGTGGCAAGACTGTGTGGAGCAAGCCTGCCGCAACATCAATTTGATGCTCTGGTTAGCTTCGCCTTCAACCTCGGTCTCGGTACCCTGCAAAGATCAACCCTCAAAACAAAACTGACCCGAGGCGACATTCAAGGCGCAGCGGATCAGTTTTTAAGGTTCAGTATGGCAGGCGGAAAGATCCTGCCAGGCCTGCAACGTCGCAGGGTTGCAGAAAGATCGTTGTTCTTAGGTCTACAAGTAAACGCCAAAAAAGATTACTAAAACAAAACCAACAACGACCAATCTGGCAATGGTAGACAGCATTCTCGCTTCGTAACAACTACAGTTACAGTCACGCCCTTGACGACAGTTTCCATTGCAGTTCATATTTCTTCACCTTGTAAGCGTTTTGCCACCAATGTTGCGTACCCAGCAACATCAACCCAGTTATCGTCGTAGTTCTCGTCGCCGTTAACGATCCTGGCGATCTTGTGGCAAATCATATCTAGTGCCTCCTGCTGGTCTGCTTGAAGCAGCTTACCTCGGCGCTTAAGGTGGATGTTGATCGTAAATTTAAGATCCTGCGACACCTCGGCGTGTTTTGCAAAGACCCCGTACCGGCTGCCACGTTCCTGCAGCGTCTCGTCAATATCTACCATGTTTCTCCATCCTGTATTTAATGGGTGTTCCAAGCTGGAACACACTGTTTACTCGCCTAGCCTTCTTTTGCTTATACCGCCTTTGATTTTCTGCTGGTGACGGTACAGGTTTGGGCTTGTCTTTTTTGTCGCCCAAAGCATAAACTGGTCTTGGGTACTTTTTCCCAGCCTCCCCATCCATCACCCAATCAATGATGTATATACGTTTTGGCTTTTGAATACTTTTCTTCATGAGTCGGCCAAGAATTCCGCCGCTTTTTGTTTTTGTTGTGCCAATAACAGTACAAATTTCCACGCTTGTCATAGGCCCAAACTCCTTTAGGGCCTTTAACATTTCCTCACCTCTCCCCTGCTTTTTTATCATTTCCAGACCCCCCGATGGATCGTAGTTATTGAAATGGCGGGGGCGCCGGGCGAACCCGGCTTACCTCTACGAGACCCCCAAAAAACTTACAGCAGCTTCTCGATTTTCTTTTCCAGCGTCGCGTTGCGCTGTTCAATCATGTACTTGCCGACTTGCTCGGCAGTCATTAAGCCTTTGTCAAACTGCTCGCAGGCCCAGAGCACTTCCCAGCCGTCAATTTCGTCGCCGTCCATATCAGCTAATGCCCTGGCTCTGGCGGCTTCGTAGCTGGCTTCCGTTGCCTCTTGGCGCTTGAAGTAGTTGTTCAGATCGGTGTCATTGGAGCAAAACATTTGGAGTCCTTCCGGTCGTTTGGTTGCGATGTGTGAATTGTGCGCCAACTACACCGCATTGTCAATTACTTTATTA